GATTTTAATATTAGATCCTGTAACTGAGTACGCATAGCCTGAGTTATAGTTTTCAGTAATAATAACTTCATCTATTTTTGAAATACTCCTTGAATTGCTTTGAATCTGGTTCGCACCAAATCGAGGAGTCTCAGCAAAAGCATTAGGAATAAAAACAACAAGTAGACATAGCCACCATTTCATTAATCGAGGCCAAGAGTAATAGTTGATTGGAGCGTTGCAGTTGTACCAGCACCCATATCAGCAAGGTTAACTGTGAGGGCTTGTCCAGAATCAAGTGTTATAGCTACAGAACCAGGATCACCACCTGACACGACCGTATTCTTGCCCAAAAGAGGCAAGGATGGAACTGCCCCATTTGTTACTGTGGCAGATAACAAGCTTGGCACGGCGTCAGCTTGAATGTACGTTTCACTTGCTGAAAAAGCATCACCTGTATTTACAACATTGAAGCTAGTATCGTAATCAACAGTAGGAACACCGTTAGCAATACCAGCATCTGCTAGATCAAGAGAACCTATTTGACCAGCTACTGTATTAGCTTTTGGTGTTACGTTTGTACCAGCTACACTGATAGCGGATCCAATACGCTCTGATGTAGCACTAGCACCTAGAGTAGATACTGAAGCTACTGATTGGATTGAATGTGTTACGTCTGCAAAACTAGCTGTTGGAAATGCTAGTAAAATCAAAGGAAGAAATTTTTTCATTTTTTGGGTGATGGGGGATCTACAATTTCTGCACCAATAATTTTTATCGGTGTCTCAATTCTAACTGTCTGATAACCACCAGACTGTGACGCTAGTAACGCTTCTACTTCTTTTTTGTTTAGAGGCTTGTCCTCTGGTTTAAAAGTACCATCTCCACGCTTCTTTGCACCCTCCAAACCGAAGCTGGCAAGTGCTCCAGTCAGCAGACTTGCGGGAAAAGTTATATCCTTGGGTTCGTTACTGTAACCAGGAATCGAAATGTAGTTAAGCGATACTATGAAACCACTCCAAGCAACAACCACAAGCCTTACTACGACTGAGATAAACGCTAGTTGTTCTTCTTTGTCCGTAATGTTTTCCTTCAGTTTTTGAAGTGGACTTTTTTTCTCCTGTTCTGCCATAGAAGCGTAGTATCTTGTCTAATACTAGCATTTTAGCTATGTTTGGAAAGTAACACATAGCTATGTCATGTATAAAATTTTAAAACCAATATTATTGACCTTTTTGACCACGACTGCTTGCAAAAGGTTAATTGTTGATTTGTTACGAGCGATTTGTAAACAGACATCTAACAATCTTGATGATAGAGCAGTTGATGTTCTTGAAAAACAACTTTTTCCGACATTATGAAAATTACAAAATTCCTCAACATTGATATAGAACCAGCACCTCCAGAGTTGGAACTAGAAGTTGAAATGCAATGTAGAGAACTTATGAAGTCTAATGACTTAGATGCACTTAAAAGATATTGCACTCACCTTGTAAGAAAAAAGTTTGATCAAGATATATTTATGGCTTCATTGCTTAACAGATTGATTGAATTAGAAGCTAATCGTGTTGTAGTAGAAATGAGAAAACATAAACAGACTAATCCTATTAAGAAGTTTTTTCGTATTCATTAAGTTCATCATCAGTAAAATCACGAATTAATAATTTATCAATCTTGTCAATTTCATAATTAAATTTTAAAACAGCAGTTCTTATGTGTTCTGCTACCCAATTTCCTTTAGAAATTACTTGTGCTTTGCCTCTTTCATTTATAAATATGTAATGATCCTGTCCTTTCATCTGTATTTCTAAAAAATTTTTTTCTAAATTTTTACGTCTTATTTCTTTTAGTTTGCGTAATTTAAGAACAGATTGTCTAACTGGTTTCATTTTTTATAATCCGAAGGAGGAGGTGTAAGCCAATGACGTCTGCCATTGATAATTTTAAAATGGATATTCAATAAAGGATCTTTTACTAAATATTTATTAGATTTTTTCATAAAAGGAATGAGGACTTATATTGTAAAATCTCACAAAAACAAATGCCTCGATTTTAAAATGGTATCTCTTCAGTTGTTGGTGTAATTTCTATTTTTTGTGGATTAATGTTACCAAATACTCCGTACTGTCCATCCATCGCTTTAGAGAAGATTTGTACACATTTAGTTTTAACTTTCTCTTTTTTACCGAAATCGTAGACTTCTCCATCTTTGGATTTTGTATTTACTAGGTTTTGTAAATGATCTATTAAATGGGTAACAGAGTCAACAGGAATTGTTAAACTCAAGACTTGTTGACCTTCATTAAAACGGTCATCGCCAATATTCCATTTGATAGGTAGAGGTAGTGCTGGATTAAAATCAGACATAATTAATTAAAGAATTGAGATAATAAAGTGTTGAAGAATGAATTAAAAGAAACTTTGTTTTGTTTACAATGATCTTTTATTTTTAAAGCAAGGGTGTCATTTGTTCTGACACTAAAGATGTTTTTGTTCCAATCTTTTTTTCGTTGCTGTTTGCGG